ATAGCGAGGGTTGTCGGTTACACCCTTTTTCCCGAAGATCGGAATACGGTCGGTGTTCTCGTCGTTCGTTTCATGCTGGCTCTTCAAGAAGCCAGAGATATACGGGCCAACCGGGGATACCTGTTCGTTCAGGTCAAGATTGTCGGCCAACTCAAGGTACTGCCGGTACTTGGCAGCAAAGTCGGCCTGAAGCCCACCGATGGAGCGGCTCATAAGACGAGCGAACTTGGCTGCAACCGCCCGTGCTGATTCTGAGGCTGCCCTGAGAACGACCCCGTGCTTAGTCAGGTAGTAGTCAATTTCCTCATCGGCCAGCAACTGATCTGCTGTGTCGGTGTCCCCAATAATAAGACGAACAGCGTCCTTGTTACTGGTTGACAGAACCGTATTGTCGTAACTCCAAGTCATCTTCCACCTCTGAACCTATGGTAGATGACCGCAGATGCAAGGCGTTAGCCGTTGCTCTTAGTTGCCTGCTTTTTCTGAGTCGTATTGCGATTTGACCGTTTAGGGGTCGGTCTCGCTTCACGACGCACCGGGGCAGACTCAGCCAATGCACCAAGGTCAATCACACGACGATTAACACCTTCTACACGGGTCATCTCTGGTACCGACAGATGCGCCGGTAGAGGCGCTAGATACCGGCGTTCTATCAAGGTGGAGATCCGGTGTCCCGGCCACCCTTCTGTACTGATCACCTCACCACGGACAAGTTCATGGCCCGTGGCATCAAATGGCCGCAGACACACCACAAAAGATGTATCGGGGGCCACGGCATTAGCAAGAGGATCGGACACTGGCACGGTCACTAACTCCTATTGTCGGGGGGTTCAGACGGTAATCGGAACCCAAGTGATGTACGCCTTACCGGCGAAGGAACCGATGGTCCCTGTGATACTTCCGGTGACGTAATAGTCAGAGGCAACAGCCCGTGCCATTGCACCGTTTGTGCCACCATCATCAGCAGAGTTGATAACCGCTGCTGTAGCCGTTGTCTTGCCATCAATGAGAGTGTCGTCAGTTGTCGCAGAACTGGCCACACCCACATCAATGGTCGTAGCTGCTTCTGATGCCGTTGTAATGTCAATGGCCACACTGAGGACAATGATCCTGCCACCACTGGCGTTCTGCCATGCCAGTGCATTACCTGCACCGGTAGAAGCCGTCATCGTGACAATGGATGTCCGGGGAACGGAAGCACCGTTGTCGGCTTTGGAATCCTCTACTGCCAAGCCACCTGAAAGTGATGTGCCCTGTGTGCTCTGGTTGTAAGCCATGTTGGCTTTCTCCTTAGTTTCTAGGGCTTAGGCAACTGCGCTGCTGAAGAAGTACCCAAGGTCGGATGCGATGACTTTGTTGTCCCAAGCCATCTGGCTCTCAATGCGGTCTGCACGAAGTTCCGGCCTGCGGAACCTAGAGATACCGACTGTTGCGCCAAGACCATCTGAAACACCCCGCCACTCGAATGTGTAGCCAGCCGTCGGTGTAAGAATACCGGGACTCTGGGTCACATGGCAGAGGAGGGCATTCTTGCCCGCAATGCTTGCCATGCTGATGGCCGCACCTTCAGCGGCGGTGTTCTTGACACCACGGGACACAAGCACCCGGTCAATACCGAAGAGCCGTGCAATCGTGGCGGTGTCCACCGTGTTGCTGGATGTGTACTTCACCCGGTCAATGATGTCGGGGTGATTCCGCAACTGGCGGTATACGTCGTATCCAACGACGAGGGTGTTGGGAAGCATCCCGGTAGAGGTAAGGACAGCACTCTTGCCTGCCTCAATATCCTCAATCGGATCTGACCCAGCGTAGGACGACCACTTGGTGAAGTCGGTCCCGCCGGTCTTGTCAGTCGCCCACACACTGGTAGTGAAGAAATCGGCAGCCCACTGGATCTCACGACGGAGCAACATGCGCTGCGTCACGAACTGTGTGGCATCCCGATCTGGTGCAAGCGGAGTGTCCGCATTGGCCCTTGTCTGGTCGTCCACATCCTTGTGGAACGCATAGACAAGGGCATTGTAGGTCGATGTGGACAGACCGTAGCCTGAACCCGCCGACTCTGAAGCAGGTGCTCTGACCTGTGCCTCGTCACGGAACCAGTCAGCCTTGGTATAGGTGAAATACTTATCTGACTGCTTCTCTACGGGCACCGCTGGGAAAACCTGATTGGCGATAAAGTTTGCCTGTGACTGAATGTACGCAACTGAAATGTTCGTCAGGATTGCGTCAACATGAACGTCACTGGTAGTTGGCTGTGGCATATCTGCTTACTCCTTAAGCCGACCGAGCGTTGCTCGGATTGAGGAACATGGTCGAAGTTTCACTAGCAGATGCAGCCGTAATGGCCTGCCCCATAGCGTAAACCGTTGTATCCGTGCCGGGAGTAATCGCATCTGCCTGACTGTCAGATGAAGTCCCGATCACATTGCCTGCTGCAAGTGTTCCATCTGCGACCACCTTGGTGATCCCAAAGATGGTGACCTCAGCCGCCTGCCCTGAAGTGGGCGTGTTCTGAAGTACACCAAGCGGAACGTCTGTGATTGCTGTGCAGACATTCACTGTTGTGGCGCTTGCCAACTTGACGAAGTGATACTGCTTGGCCGAAAGGTCAGCAGCCGCTGTCAAGTTACCAAAGCAAATCTGTGCTGCCTCGTAAGCCATTATCGGCTCTCCTTAAGGTAGTTGTCGTAGAGGGTGGGGTCGTCCATGACTGCCTTAGCAACGGCAGCCTCGTAGGAGAGACCCTTCTCGTTGGCCTGAAGTGCCTTAGCGATCTGCTCAACCTTGCCAATGCCGCTATCAGCGTCAAAGGTAGTGGCCTTGCCAATCTCATCAAAGGTAGAACCTTGACGGATCGCCTCGTTGGCAGCAGTCAGCACCTTGATGAGATGGTCGAACACCTCATCGTCAAGTGCGTCAGCAGCAGCCTTGAGAACCGGACCAAACTCGGTCGGGTCCACGGGAAGGCTGGCATACTCACTGGCCTTCTCGATGTACTCACGCTCAAGGCGATGGTCACGCTCGGCCTTGGCGATCTCTTCTGCGACCGTAGCCCGGTCCTCAGCAGCCTTGATGAGTTCAACCACAGCAGGATCGGCACTCTTGAGGATGCTGTCCTCAGTGGACTCTTCCTCCTGTGCTTCATCCATCTTGGCCATCAACTCACTGTTGGCTGTTTCTAGTGCTTCGATGTACTCAATCATGGAGTCCATCTCTGCCTGTGCATCTTTGCTCATCTTGGCACCCTTCTTGGGGCTGGTCTTGAGGTTCTCAAGGAGTTCTTCATCGTCCTCCTCGTCGTCATCGTCGTAGGCACCATGGCCCTTGTCAACAACAGAAGGATCAGGAGCAGTGTCCTTCTCCAAATCTTCGGTGTCACCGAATTCTGCTTCAGTGTCATCCATGCTTTCTTCTCCTGACTTGTAGAGGACAACCTTGCTCAACTGATTGGCTGGACGGGTAACGAGACTGATCTCATCAAATTCCATGTCGGTCAATCGGTTCCCAGTTGGCATACTGGTCGCAATCATAAAGATTGATTGAGGTAAGGTACGATTCTCGTCCCCGGCTCAAACTATTGATAGTTGACGGCGTACTTCCTGCACCTCATCAGAAGTGACAATTGTGCCCGTTTCCCGAGTTAACCGCCGAGCAATTCGGCTGTCGATTGTGTCTCCCGCAATAATGATCTCATCAAGGATTAACTGATGGAAGGACCCCATAGATCGGATAGCCCTTCTGCTATCACCACTATCAACCTCGCCACCAACATTGCTGTCAAGATCACTGCTGCGATAACTACAAGAGCAATTTTGTTTGCCATGGGTCACTTTCGAGACTCTTCATATGCCTTATCACGACGAGCCATTTCAGCACGATGGGCTGCTCGTTGCTGACGACGAGTCATCCCCATTTCTTCAGCCACCTGCCGCACCTGCTTAGGAGTGATCTTTAGACCAGTACGAACGCTGATGTTGTGGGCTATCCGGCTATACGATCTTGTGCCCCACTCTGGGGTGCCCCCAAACTTTTCGTCCCGGTGGATGGCTTCTTGAATCTCAAGGTGAAGGGCAGATGTTGAACGGGGCTTTGTACCAAAGCGTCGGGGACGATCTTTGGTAGCAACACCACTACCTTTGCCGCTTGCAAATTGCCCCGTGGCTTTGTCATGGTTGGGATTGAACTTGGAAAGTTTGCTTAGGGGGATCACTCGGTCAGGGTTGTCTACGACGCCAAACTCTCCGTTGTCCATTTCAACGGCTAGGAGATTGTGTTTCGATTCCAACCAGTAGGACAGTTTGCGAGCACCCTCCGCCTTACCCTTCAATTCCGATGCCACATTTACCCGATGTCGCCGGTTAGCGAGATCGGCACTCTTGTCCATTTCTGCTGCCCGGTTCCGCAAAATCTTGATCTGTCCTTTGGGTGCCCACTTGCCGACGAAACGAGGCTCGCCCAGCCCAAATGCCTTGTTGGCATCTCGTAGTTCAGTAGGTGGCCCGTAGCCTCTCCGTTCTCGGTAGGCCATGTTGCTTCTGGCACCAGATTCACCTAGTCCCCCAACTCCTACACCTTCTCTCTTTACACCAGCGTCTACCTCACGGTTTAGTTTTCCGGTGTAGTCACCCGACACCAATTTCGTCCAGCCTGCTCCCCTCAACTCTTTGACTGACATGGTGGACGCATTAGGTAGTGCTCCCCCACCACCGGGTCCACTGGAGAACCGACCCAGTTCATCATGGTTCGGGTTGAACTTAGACAGTCGGTAACGGAGTAGAGCCGTCTTTATCCGCCAGTTCTGCTCAGTCATAGCGATGCATTGCGCGCCGTCTGTCCCTCTGCAATGCTCCCTTACGACGCTTCCGATCTGACTTTTTGCGGCGTGCTGCTAGAACATGAGTCCGGTCAATTGCTTCCTGTTTAGTTGCGTGCTCGGTGTCCTCGTCCCCACGATGATTGATGACGGTCCATGTCTTTCTATTCGGATCGTGAGACTGGGTTCCCGGTGCTTCAACGTCGAAGCCCTGAGCAGGCTTGGCCTTTCCCCCACCCTTGGGGGCAGAGCCACCACCCTTGGGAGCGGCACCGCCACCCCCGCCGGGGCCACTGGAGAACTGACCTAGTTCGTCATGGTTCTGGTTGAACTTTTCCAGTGCTGCGTCGGTCAGGATGCGCTTCTTACGCTTACGCTTCTTCCACTCAGTAGCAGGCACATGGACCTCCTCAGAGGTAGGATCGCCCTTCTTAAACTGCTCTATCTGCCTGAGCCGCATGACAGCCCCCTTCTTGGTGTCATACTCGCCCATCATCCTGCCTTTCTTGGAATAAACACACCAGTGCCCGTTTTCCATGCGCTTGATGTACTTGCTGGCAACTCCTGCCGCCTCTTTTTCTACTTCGGTGTACACAATCTTGTTAAGGGGCATCTGTTCCCGCCGACCAGTGCCATGTACTGAGAAGCCGACATAGCCGCCCTTCTTGATCTGATTCCACACCCGGTCGTCATTAACCTTGAAGCCAATCCACCAACCCAACGGGACCGTGCCAGCCGGGATGCCGAGGGCTTCCTGCTTTTCGAGTGTCATCATTACTGACTCCACCAGCGTGGAAACACCCTTGCGAACGTGCATCTCACCCCCATCCCGAGAATGCAGAACGTAATGGTAGGCAGCCTTTTCAAGTTCAGTAGCGTCGTCAATGAAATCGTTTTGACGATCAAGCAGCAACTCCCCTGATGCTGTCTTGATGATGTTGGCCCATCCAAAGACCAGTTGTTGGTCCTCTTCTATCTTTACGATGGTGGCTTCCATACTTGCTGGCATATCTACTCCTTATTTTCGGCGTGCCAAGTGAGATGGCGCTCTTGTGACTTCCGAACATCCCTGATATCCACTTTCACTTCACTGACATCCTCTGAGATTGCATTCAGGCTTGCCTGATTTGCTTTGTGCTGGCCTGTGTTCTCTTTCCTGAGTCGTGTAGCCACAACCACGAACACCCCGCTGATGAAAGCCGCAAACACCGTCCCGATTGCGCCGATCCATTCCACCGTCATGCTGCACTTGCCTCTCCTGTCAGACCACGGTGGGTACAGAGTTACTAATTATGTTAGCCGATGAGTCTGATCAACCCGAATCCGCTGCTAGGGCATCCTCTTCATCGGCCAGATCATTCAGCGCCTGATTTTCTGCTGCTGTTCGCCCGTACTCAGTATCCAGTTCAGTCATCCCAGCACTCCCGATTCTTGTAGAATTGGCCAAAGGTCATCTAATTCCTGCTTTAGTTTGGCAGCCGCTGGCCGTGGGCTTGCTCATTGGGAGGGGCATAGCCAAGCGCCCTTAGTTCCACATCAACTTCCCGGTACATCTGCTTCATAGTTTCCCGGTTGCGTAGGGCGTAT